TAATGGGCTTAAAGTAGGTTGTAAAGAAATTAAGCATGACGATATTATACAAATAGCTAAAATTTTAAAACTTGGGTAATAATGAAAATATTTAAAGAATTAAATAAACTTGGTTACATACATTATTCTGCTACTACAATAGAAGAATTAGATGATTTACCATTAAATAGTGCTGAAAGAATTTCAGAACAGGCTTTGGTTTTGAGATGGTTTAGAGAGAAGTATAATCTACATTCTACTATTACATCTATAAGCCAAGAGTCTTGGCAATGGCATATTACAAAACCTGGTGAGTCTTTGGGTAAATTATATGAAGAAGACTTTTATACTTATGAAGAAGCAGAACTAGAGTGTCTTAAGAAACTAATAGAAATAGTAAAAAATGGAAAAAGTCTGGAACACTCCCATGAATACTCCATTAAGGAGCAGTCGGTTGATAAGAAGAGTCATACTTGATGAGAACTTACCTGCTGGCTGGCCAGTAAAGTGGGGTGGTAAATGGGACATATACATAGATAGTAAACTTGTTTCTACAGGATTAAGAAGTCTTGATTGGACAGGTAACCAATGGAAAGAATTTATTTTAAAGAATGTAAAAAAATGATCAAAGTAAATGATATGTGGGTATGTGCTCATTGTCACAATGTATTCAATGGAGATGATGAAAAGGAAGAAGCTGGATACTGTAGCGCTTGTGCTAAGAAGCATGAGAATGTGCATACAAATAGTCAGTCTAAGAATTGGATAAAGTATATCAAAGAATTAAGGGATAGAGAATGGAATTATAGGCAGCAGACTTGTTCTATGCATAACTTTCAAAAGATTCCAAAATCTGGTATGTATTTAGGTACACCTTTATGGAGATGTATTTATTGTGAAGCAGTTGTACAAGCAAGTTAAATTTATTACTTTTACCTAATGACAAAACAAGAAGAATATTCTCTGATGCAGAATTCAAAGCCTTATGATCTTGTAACTCCGGTAAAGAATTTCAAAAGTATCAAATGGTTAAAAGTATGGGATTACAAAAATACACCCATGCTTACAACATTTAAAACTTTAACACCTCCTCAACATAAGCACAAGCTTATCACCGCAGAGGAGATTGATCTTAGGCCTATGGCAAATTACACAATTTATAAAGTAACAATAAAGAAAAACTAATATGGCTGTAACCGCACTAAAAATAGGAGATCAGAGACTCAAGTTTATGACTCTTCCTGCAGAATTAATTAAATCCAAAGATGGAGAAACTGAGAAGTTATTCTTAACAGTAGATCTGAGAATTTGTGATGAAGATTTTATACCTATGGGTGTAGGATCAATAAGTGTTCACGAAGGTGATGAAGAAAGCTATCACAAAGCATTAAGAGCTGCTGCTAAAGAAAAAGGACACTTTGTTCCTGAAGAATCTACAGATCATCAATGGCATCCAGATTACAATCCTGTCCAAGATATTGATCATGAAGAAATAAAAGAAGATGGAGATACCGTTTAAAGCCCTATGCATCAATGATGCAGATAGACCTTCAGATATACCACTAAGTCAGTGGGTACAGAAAGGTAAACTTTATACAGTGATTAAAGTAGGAAAAATGCTTGTACAAGGCGGTAAAATAGGATTTCATTTAGCTGAAGTGAATCTTGATGGCTGTGCTCCTTATTTGACTTATGCAGCTAATAGATTCGCAGTTATTCTCAACAACAAAGTAATAGCAGAACTTGAATTAAATGAATTATTAAAAGAAGCAAAAGAAGAATATGGAAGCATTGGAGAAACTGAAAAAGAAGAAGTTGACCAACAAACTTCTCAATGAAACAATCATTAAACAAATAGGCTTTCACAAAAAATGGCTAGATGATAAATCCGGCTATTGGTGGGAGAAGACTCTACAGAGTAGAATAATACCAGTAAATATCGTGTATGATCAAGATACAAATGAATTAATTCTTAGAATTAAGATATTGAATGATTTTAAACCTTATAGAAGAGAAAAAAGCTGGGATTTTATACAAATTGTACCCGGCACAATATTAAACCTTAAAAGAATATTAGTAAATGGAGCTCTCATTGGCGCAACAAAATAACGCGATAACCGCATTTCTTGGCGGACCATCCACACTCAGACCTTTTTTTAGTAATTTAATGGATGAAGAATTTCACCTTATGGGTCCTGAAGACCTTAGATTTCACCTATCTTGGGACTGGATGATGCCAGTCTGGAAGAAGTTGAGAAAAGAATTAATGGCTACACAAGCTGATGGATCTATGTTATTCGCCTTAAGTAAGGCTCTTGATGATGTAGATATCGCAGCTTTTCACCGAATTAGTGCTACCTACTGTGTAGAATGGTGCAAGAGAAAAAATATCAAATTATAATATGGAAGAAAAACCACTAACCAAAGAAGAGCATAACTTACACATTGCTACAAGATTTAAGAAAACTCAACAAGAAAAAGAACAAGCTAAAGCTGCAAAAGCAGCATGGAAAAAGTCTTTGAAGAATGACGAAACAAAAAGATAATATGTTCACTACTACCTTAAAAAAGGTAGAAGATAAAATGGTCTATGTAAACCCGGCAGATGAGAAAATCTATAAGTTATTTGTAGATAATCTGATGCCGGGACAAACAGCAGATGTATTTTTTGATGCAAACAAAGATGATGGAACTCTAGCTCAGCTAGCTAAGATACACAAATGTATTAGGGAAATAGCAAAAGAAACAGGTAATGATTTTGAAGATATAAAAGACCTAATCAAGGTAAGAGCAGGATTCTGCTTCAAGAAGAATGTTGACGGAGAGATAATAACAAAGTGTAAAAGCTTTGGGAAAGCTTCTAAAGAAGACCTAGGTTTTGTAATAGAGGTCCTAATTAAGCTTGGGGATTTGGTTGGGGTGAATTGTCGGTAGGCTCATCAGGAACTTCCATTTCTTCCTCTTTACATTTATTTTGGGCAATTGCTTGCTTCTCTACCTCATAAATTAATGCCATAAGAGTATGCACATTGAACTCAAATAAACTTTCAGCAGGATTATTTTCCTTTAGCTTAGTAAGCACTCTTTTAAATTCATCTATTCCAACTGATTCACCTAAAGCGGATAATAAATCAACCATTCTCATGTAGAATGTTCCTGATATCTGAATGTCAACAATAGCATCTTTTGGAAGAGCTTGGTATTTAATTTTAGCCATACAACAAATATACAAATTATGAGTGTATTAGATACTATAAATATTGATGAAGTAAAAACAAAGCTATATGAAAATTTAAAGCCATCTGGCTGGGGAGATAAACTAAAAAGTTTTCTACTCAGCAGTGACTTTGATAAGATAATGGCTCAACTCTTAGCAGAAGCTAAGGAAGGAAAAAGGTTCACTCCAGTACTTAAACAAGTATTTAGAGCATTTGAAGAATGTCCTGTAGATAAATTAAAGGTAGTAATCCTAGGTCAGGATCCATATGCTCAAGGACCACAAACAGTCAGAGAAGGTAAGGATGGAATGGTCAGAGAAGTAAGTAGATTCCCGGTAGCAGATGGACTGGCATTCTCGTGTAGTAACACAAATACGCCACAGCCTTCTTTAAAGTACATTTTTAAGGCATTAGAGGAGACTGTTTATCCAAATGGATATACATGGGACCCAGATCTTAAAAGATGGTCTAATCAAGGCGTATTACTACTAAACTGCGCTCTCACAACACAACTTACCAAAACAGGTACCCATTATCAGATATGGAAACCCTTCTTATCTTTTCTATTTGATTATCTTGATATCAATCATCAAGGTACCGTATATGCATACTTTGGTAAGAAAGCTCAGGAATGGTCTGATAATGTATCAGATAACAACCCAAAGCTAATTGCCAGTCACCCAGCATCCGCAGCATATCAAGATTTAGAAAGATGGGATTGTAATGATATCTTTAACAAGATCAATGAGCAAGTAAAGAAACAATTTAATGAAGAAATAGTATGGTAAAAAGTAAAATGGGCATAGAAGTGATATTTAACAATATAGCTGAAGCCAAATTAACTCCTAATCAATTCTATCTGTTATGGTGTATAAATCAAGGAATAACAGCACCTCTTATAAATATGCACCAAGAACTTCGCGTATTAACAACTATGGAATATCTTATACCATATCCGGATACAAATGGTTCATTTAACTATCAACCTCAACCTAAGGCTCTTAGTCTTATTAGTAAGATAGAAAGCTATTTTGGAGTACAGGTAAAGAAATCTAATAATATGCTCATGGGTCAGGACTTTGAAGCTAATGCATTGAAGTACAATGAGATATTTCCTAAGATGAAATTGCCAAGTAATAAACCGGCAAGATCACCTATCAAGGAAATTATAGTAGCATTTAGAGAATTCTTTAAGGAATATGACTATACTTGGGATGTAATACACGCAGCAGCAGCATATTACATAGAAGAAGAGGAGAAGAAAGGTTATAAGTATACCCGGACTTCAAGGTACTTTATTAGAAAACAAGATCAGGATAAGAGCTGGATATCAGATTTAGCAGGATACTGTGAATTAATTAAGAATGGGGAAGATAGAGATGATCCAAAATTCATTGAAAAAACCTTCTAAAAACTTGCAATTATAGAAGTAAAAAGCTATATTTGTTATCCCGCGATAAACAAGCAGTCACATGACAAAACCAACAAAGTGGAAGACTCAGAGAGAGGCCTTTATAGAATCCTTGTCTTATTTACAAGGTAGGCAAACTGGGAAGATTACAAGTATCAAGACTCCGTGGCAAAAATTCAATGATGCAACTACAAATGGGATTGAATGGCATAGCACTACAGTAATAGGTGCCAGACCGGCAACAGGTAAAACATTAATCAAAGATTTAATTATAAATGGAGCATTTAAACTTAATCCATTAATGCCTTTTCGGGTATTAGAGTTTCAGTTTGAGATGCTTGGTAAGAACTCTGCTATAAGAGAATATTCTCAGAATTTACAAGTAAGTTACAAATACTTGTGTAGTGCTGATGGCGTATTATCAGATGCAGACTTTGAAAGATGTAAACTTTATGCCAAAAATAAACTTCAGTTTCCTATTGATGTAGTGGAAGAATCATGTAATGTAATGGAGTTTAAAGAAACAATAGAAGATTACATGAAGGCCCATGCTGTACAAGTAAAGGAGAGAAATACTTCTACCGGAAAGGATGAACTTGTATTAAAGTACAAGAACACTATAGTAACTCTGGATCACTCATTATTATTAGATAATAGTCCTTATGGTGATGATATGAGTATGCTAAAAGCTCTTGGTAAAACAGTAACCGCACTAAAAAGAAAGTATCCAATAGCATTTATTATTCTTAGTCAGCTCAATAGAAATATTGATGCCCCAGAAAGGAATGAAGATGGTAAGTATGGAAACTTTATTCTTGATTCAGATATATTTGGATCAGATGCACTATTGCAACACGCAGATACTTTAATAGGTCTTAATAGACCAGGTAAGCAGAAGCTTACATTCTATGGTGTAGAGAGATATATTATTAACCAAGATCCTACAATCTTGGCCATGCACTTTTTAAAATGTAGGAATGGAGAAACCGGTATAGGGTTCTTCAGAACAGAATTTGAGAAGATGAATATTGTGGAGATACCAACTCCAGCAAGACAAGAAAGAAGGATAAGAACATGAGTATACCAACAGTAAGCAGTCCAGAAGACAAGAAAGAGAATCTTAAGAAAATTAAAGAGTTTCATAAGGCTACTCTAGCAAATCTGGGAGTAAGTGATTATTCACTAATCCCTAAATTGGCCTACAGGCCATCAGGTAAAACAGAATTGTTTGTAAGCTTTTTCTATAGTGAAATAAGCAAAGGACAAGATGTATACCTAGAATTTACAGACAGAAACAATGTTCCCGAAGATCCGGAAAGAACTTTATATTTATGGAAGTTCAATCCACATTTTGAAGAAGAGTATGAGAAAACCGAGCCAACAGAAGGTACAGGTCATGTGAGATACTTAGTTCCCGTAGAGGAGCTTAAAGTAATAAAGAAATATAGCCCTGAGGCTGCAATAACTACAGAGAAAGAAATTAAATTAAAACCAGCTTTAGATTTTAGCTTACCTAATCCTGAAACTGATCCACCAATCAATGAGATGACAATCCGTGATCTGGCAGCAATCATATTGGGTAAACCAGTAAGTACTAAAGAATGGTTAAATCAAATAATAAAAAGCAAATAATGGGTAATCAAGAATTAACAACAGCAAACAATGATGAGTTAAAGACTTTTCTTTCAACTCTCATTGAATCAAAAAAACTACCAAGTCATATTAAGACTGTAGAAGATGCATTCACTATCGCGCAGATGGGTAAGGAACTAGGATTCCCTACTATGCAAGCATTTCATTACATCATTCCTATCCAAGGTAAGTTAAGCTTAAGTGCAAAAGCAACAGGAGCTTTACTAAGAAAAGGTGGGATAAAATTCTATACTAAAGAAGATGGTGTATATGTTTACAAGGATGGTTCAACAAGTGATATCAGAAAAGATATTGCAGAAAATCCTATGGATAGAAGAACCACTATTGTCTTTATGAGAGATGGTGTAGAAGAAGCATGTACATTCACTTGGCAAGATGCAACAGGTCAAGGTTTAAATACCAAAGATAACTGGAAGCGCATGCCTAAGGAAATGTTATATGCTAGATGTTTAGCAAAGGGTGCCAACCGTATTGGTGCTGATTTGTTATTAGGCTTGTATATGACAGAAGAGCTGACTGATAGCTTCAATGTACCAGAAACCGCAGTAAAGAGAAATGAAGATGGTACAATAAAAGAGATAATTGATATAACCCATACAGAAGTAAAATAATCTAAACAATAATTATATGAGTAAATTAAGCACAAAGAACATCAAGACTGATGGAGATGGTGGAGTGTCAAAGACATTAGAACCTGGAATAAATTTATGTAAAATAACCGGAATAACTTTAGAGGAGTTCAAGTTTAAGGCAGGAGCATATAACGTAATGCTTCATCTTGAAGGTGAAGATCAAGGAGAAGGCTTTGAAGGCTTTTTTATTGATAAAAATAATGAGTCCTTAGGACGCCACAAAGGTAAAGTAGGGAATGTAAAAGCTACAGAATGGGCATTTGCTGATGGTGAAACCAAATCCGGAGTACCTGTAGATAGAAATAAAGAAATGATGAAATTTCTTAAACAACTATGTACAAGTCTTGGATGTATAAAGTGGTTCAATGATCAAGATGAAAAACATGATACAATTGAATCTATTTATAGTGCATTTAATCAAGAAAGACCTTTTGGTGAAGTATTCTACAGATTCTGTATTGGCGGCAAGGAATATACCAACCGTGGAGGCTACAAAGCCCATGAATTGTTCTTACCTAAATATTCTAAAGAAGGAACACCTATTGAGAAAGATGATGTACAAGTATCTAAGCTTATTAAGTATAATCCTGAAGAGCATATTCGCAGAAAGAAAGAAGAAAAAGTTGAAGGATTTGGAGAGGCAGGAGCTGCTCAGAATTTTGAATTATAAATTAAAAAAGGGGGGTAAATATAGCTCCCCTTTTGTTTAAACTTCAATCATCATGAAACTATTAGATTATGAAAAAAACTAGTATTAAGGGAGCATGATGTAAAAAAAATTGTTTTAAGATATATAAGATATGGAACAATGTCCATCTGGGATATTGGCCTATCTGATCTTTACAAATTTTATTATACAGATAAACAGTTAAAACATTGTACTGAAAAAGGGTACCCTGTACTACTTAATATCAATGGGAAAACTAGATTACTAATTTTTGATAGGCCAATATGTTAAGAACTAAATTATTAATTACAGACATAACAGAGGTTCCAAGAGAATGGATATTTGAACACTATTTACAACTGCAGGAAAAGTTAACTGGTCAGGATGTAAAGATAAAGTCTGTGTTCAATAAGAATGAAAGAACTCCCTCAATGTGTATATATTATGCATCTAATAATACTTATAAGTATAAGGATTTCTCAACAGGGAAATCCGGAGATGCAATCAATCTTGTAATGGAGATTACTACTCCTAAATTAACTACAAGAGGTGAAACAGCTCATAAGATAATTGAAGACTACAATAGCTTTCTACTTAATAGCAAAGACGGCTATGAGATGAGAAATTTCAAGAAGAGATCCAAGTATAAGGTAGTAGATTTTACTACAAGATCTTGGAGTAACTTTGATGAAAAGTATTGGGGTAAATTTCATATTAATTCCAAGCTGCTAGAATTCTATAATGTTACAGCATTATCAGAATATAAACTTCAAAAAGAAGATGAAAATGGTGAGATTGTAGAACAAGTAATAAAGAGTACTAATATGTATGGTTACTTCCGCAAAGATGGAACTCTATATAAGATTTATCATCCACTAGTAAAGGATTATAAATTTATCAAAGTACAGGACTATATCCAAGGCATGGATCAACTCACAATGAAGGTACCGTATTTGATTATCTGCAGTTCTCTAAAGGATATCATGGCTTTTAAGAAGCTAGGATATAATAATGCAGAAGCTATCGCGCCGGACAGTGAGAATACTATGATACAAGAGCATGTAATAATAGCGCTTAAACACAAGTATAAATCTATTTGTACTTTATTTGATAATGATCCTGCAGGATTAGAATCAATGAAGAAGTATGAAGAGAAATATGAACTGCCTTATGTAGTATTACCTATGTCTAAGGACTTATCAGATTCTGTAAGAGATACTACACTAACAAAAGTTAGAGAAACTCTTACACCATTATTAAAAGAAGTATTAACTCCAGCAGTTATAGTAGAATAATGTATTAATCAAAAATTTTCAGAAATATGAAAATAGAAATAATTAAAGCATATAAATCAGAGGATGAGTGTATCTTTGAAAAGGAAGCAGACGCCATCAATCAGAACATTAATATTTGTATAGACAACTTGGAGCACTGTTGTCAAACAAGTGACTCTGATTATATAGCAGAAGCTATTATCTATTCAGATATAAAAAGATGGTTCAGAGATCATCCCAAAGATGTAAGATATATCTTAGCTAACATCAATAAGATCAAAGATTTAATTGAAGACTAATGAGTTGGATATATCAGGGTAAACCATTTAGAGATGAAGATATTCCTCCAGGAGCTATAGGATTTATCTACATGATAGAAGCTATCATAGATGGTAAATCTGTAGCTTACATAGGTAAGAAGAACTTCCAAGCTCTTGTGAAAAAGAAGCTGAGTAAGAAGAATCTACCTAAGGATAAGAGGAAGAAGCAGTATGAACATGTGGCTAAGACCGCATATAATAATTACTATAGTAGTAATGAAGTGCTTAAGAAAGCACAGCAAGACGGAGTATTAATGAAGAGAACCATGCTCAAAATATGTTATAGCAAAACTGAATTAACTTACCAGGAGGTAAAGCATCAGTTTAAATATGAGGTATTGGAGGATGACAAATTCCTTAATGGGAATATTCTAGGCTCTTTTTACAAACAGAAAAAACATGAACAAGGATGAAAAAATAACAATCATAAATGAATCTCAATATGAAAGCTTGCTCAAAATGCTTATGGCCTCGGAAGAGGACGCATTACTAGCATTTAATATATTAAATCAAGTAGATCTTTCTCAAAATCTTTTACAAACAGCACTTCTAAGGAAGGAATCCGGCTGGGAATTTAGCGCATGGGAAATGCATTGTCCAACTATTGTGCAATATCATAATTACCATGGTATTCCTTCAATACCTGATTTTAAGCATGTTTACAATCTTTTTGTAAAAGCACCAAATAACATAAATAAAGAAGGAAAAATAATATACTTAAGAAGATATCTTAAAGATGTAGAGAAAGCTCTAATGTTAATACCTCTAGTGGAGCATGTAGAGATCAATTTTAAAATTAAGGAAGATGAGCAATAAAACAGATGAACTGGCAAAGGCCAGTAAAGATCTAATGCTGAAAGAACCCTTCTATGGATTATTCCTGATTATGCTGAATAAGCAATGGAATAATAAAGTTGTACCAACAGCCGGCGTAAGTAGACAAGGGGTAAACTATCAGCTATACTTAAATGAAAATTTTTGGGAAAGTCTGAGTGCTAATCAACACATGGGCTTACTAAAGCACGAGCTCAAAGGGCTCCTTGTGCAGTAATGTACATGTAAAAAAGGTTTAAATTGCGGGAAGTTCCTTAAGTTTTATCCACTAACTAATCATAGTAATATAGATTAGGGCACTGCTAATTACAGTGGTATAGTAAAAGTGATAAAAATTGGATAATCTGCAGCCAAATTTCTTGGATAATTAAATTATTAGTGGTATATTGCAACATAATACTTTGCATATGACCCCTGAAAAACAAAAACAGCTAATAACTTATTATGTAATGCAGAAATTATCTGCTGATAAAATAGCTGATCTTATGCGTATAAACAGAAAAACTGTATATGCTACTTTAAAAAAGAATAATATAAAATCAAGAACGATAGCTAAAGCAGCTATGAAATATTCTTGTAATGAAAACTTTTTTGAAGTGATAGATACAGAAGAAAAAGCCTACTGGTTAGGTGCTTTATATGCTGATGGTAATGTTTCACAAAACAAAACAGGATCTGGAAAGATATTTTTATCTTCTAAAGATTATGACTGGATAGAAAAATTCATGAGAAGTATAGAATCTACAAACAAGCCTACTAGAGAGTTTCATAAAAAATATCAAAAAGAAATATGGAAAGCTCAAATAACATCTACAAAGATGTTTAATGATCTAGTAAGATTGGGTTGTATGCCTAGAAAATCAATGATAATAACTTTTCCTAAACTACCTTCACATTTAATTCCTCATTTTATAAGAGGATATTTTGATGGAGATGGTACTGTAGGAGTTTATAAGAATCTTAAAAGTCATGAGTGGAAGATTTTAAAATCTGGAATTTGTTCAGGGTCTGAGTTCTTTTTAAAAGAACTAGTTACATATTTACCAACAAAAAATAAGAATGTAGTATTTAATAAGAGTTTATATATTATTCAATTCTCTCTAATGGACAGTATTGCTTTACATAATTATATGTATAAAGACTTTACAATTTGTCTTGTTAGAAAATTTTTAATATTTAGTCATTACTTATTAGAATACACCAAGAAAGAGGTTCAACGACTATAATAACCTACCCTAATAGGGTAAAGGGATAGTCTGATCTTACATGAAAGTGTAAGTTAACACAAATGATTGCATATAGCATTCTTTCATATTACTGATTATGATCATCTCACGGATAAGGAAATTGCTAATATAGCAATGGACATTGAGATCAATCAGTATATTGATAAGGATTTGCTACCACCAGGACCACAACTACCAGAGACTTATCCGGAACTAAAGCTTGAACCAAAGAAAGGTACCAAGTATTATTATGATAAATTAATGCAGGGTAAGAAAGCTGGCAATTGTCCTAATCTTAATGCTATGCTTGCAGCTTCTGCTATGGGTATAGGAATGGGAGATGGTGATCCTGATGGAGATGGTAAAGGTAAGGGAAAGACAGTAAAGGTAAGAGGTAAAGGTGGAGGACAGATGGAAGTTCAATTACCGGATCACAGTACTTGGGAAGAGTTTGATAACTTAGATGAAGCTACAAAGAAGCTTATCAATAGTCAGACAGCTCACATACTTAAAGAGGTATCTGAGCAGGTTCAAAAGAGCCGTGGCACGGTTCCTAGTGAGATGGCAGAGATCCTAGAAAGGATCACTAAGCTAGAACCACCTAAGTTTAACTGGAAGGGTTATCTAAGACGCTTTGTAGGAGGTAGTATAAAAACCTTCACCAAAATGTCCAAGTCAAAACCTAACTTCAGATTCTTAGATAATCCTGGACTTAAGCACAAAGAAAGAAGAAAAATCCTAGTAGCAATAGATACTTCAGGATCCGTAAGTACAAATGAACTTAAAGAATTCCTAGGTGAGATTAATCATATCTCTAGAACAGGTACCGAAGTAATAATAGTTCAGTGTGATGCTGCAATATCTAACATAGGTAAGTTCAATCCTAAGGAAGACTTTAAAGTCCATGGTAGAGGAGGCACAAGCTTCCATCCAGTAACGGATTATTATGATGCAAATTTCAGAAAGTTTAATTGCTTAATCTATCTAACAGATGGAGAAGCATCAGCTCCTGACAAATGCCGGGGCCCGGTATTATGGGTACATTCATCAAAGTCTAACATTAATGAAGATTTGCAGGGTTTAAAGATCAAGTTGAATTAAGTTTTTAAGGCTAGTTCAGTTATAAGTTGTATATTTGTAACATGAAAAATATTTTAGATAGACTTAAATTTAAAGACTTGATTAATAAACCTGGAGTTTACATATTGCAATTTAAAAAATATTCTTATATAGGAAGTAGTAAAAACTTATATGTAAGATTAAAAGAACATCATAATTCTTTAAAAAAAGGAAATCACTATAATTTATTTCTACAAAGATTGTATAATAAGTATGGTGAAATAGCTTTTAAGTATGATATTCTTGAATATTGTGATAATTACATAGAAAGAGAAGGCTTCTATATTAGAAGTCTTTCTCCTAAGATAAATGTTGAACAAGATCCTACTTGTAAAGTAAAATCTCAAAGTACTAAAGATAAAATTGGTAAAGCAATGCTTGGTAAATTAGCAGGATCAAAAAATCCTGCTGCTAGAATTGTATATCAGTATAACTTAGCTGGTGATTTTATTAAAGAATTTTCTTGCGCAACAGAGGCTGCTAAAGCAGTAAACGGAAATGATACAGCTATAGGCGTAGCTGCTAATGGAAAAATTAAATCATCTGCTGGATATTTGTGGAGTAGGGTTAAGGTTGATAAAATAACTCCTTTGACTTCAAGAAATAGAAAACCATATAAGTACAATCAAATATTAGTGATTGATAAAAGTGGAAATATTACTTCTTGGCAAAACATTAATAATTTAGCTAAACATTTAAACATATCTATTCAGGCAGTACATCAAGCAATTAAAAAACAGAGACTTTGTAAGGGTCTTAAAATCAAATTAAATTAATATGTCACAAAAGATCAATTTAAACGCAGAAGAACTAAAAGGGTTCTTAACTTATATTCATAACAATAATCAACTGCTAATAAGCAGACACCTTCCTGCACAAACTGTAAACATTGAAGGTGAAGCAGGAGGAGGAAAGACTTCAACTGTATTACAACTTGCCAAAGAATTGGATATGGAAGTTATAAGGAAAAATTTAGCTGAGTTAGAAGACGTATCTGACTTAGTAGGTTATCCTTGTAAAGAACATGAGGTGATCAGTAAAGATAACACTACTAAAAAGTGGGTAGTAGAGGGTTCAATTCCTCAATATATCACTGCTGGATACAGACCAACTGGTGAGAAGCGCATGACTCATGCTGCTCCAGAATGGATCCAAGGTAAAGACAAACCATTGATCTTGTTATTGGATGATTATAGTAGAGCTTCTGAGAAGTTCATTCAAGCAACTATGACATTGTTGGAAAACCAAAGTTACAATAACTGGAAGTTACCGGCTGGTTCATTTGTGCTATTAACTTCTAATCCAGATAATGGTGAATATAGTGTATCTGCATTAGATAATGCTCAAAAGACTCGTGTAATCAATGTAAACTATAAGTTTAATGTTGAAGTATGGGCAAGATGGGCTGAGAAGACAGGTATTGATGGTCGCTGTGTTAACTTCCTGTTATTACACCCTGAACTGTTGGAAAAGAACAAAGATATTAATGCAAGAACTGCAACTATGTTCTTCAATAGCTTGATGTCAATAAAGGAATTCTCAACTGAACTTCCTTTGATTCAGCAGTTAGGTGAAGGTACTACTAGTCCTGAGTTCAGTACTATGTTTACTACATTTATCAATAATAAATTGGATAAATTAGTTACTCCTAAGGATATGTTACTTCATGATAATGAACCATATGTTATAGGAGAGATCAGATCGTGTATTGGAGTTGGTCCACAGTATCGCGCAGATATTGCTAGTGTATTAGCCACAAGGTTAATTAACTATACCATTAACTATGCAGAAAATAATGTTATTAACCAAAAGGTTACTGATAGATTGATTCGCTATGCTACAGATGATATCTTCACCAATGATCTTAAGTATATTATCATAAAGAAAATTATAAATGCAAACAAGCAAAAGTTCCAAAAGCTGATGTTAAACTCAGAAGTTGTCAAGATTGCTATGAAGTAAAATATATTTGGATGGTAATAAGATAAATAGTACTTTTGTCTTATTACCATTAATATCCAGATTATGATAAATTGTAGAATATGTAAGGAAGATAAATCCTTTGATAACTTTTATAAAACAATCAGATATAAAACAGGATACATGCCTGTTTGTAGAAGTTGTGAGAGTAAAAGAAAAAGTGCTTATAATACTCCAGAAGTCAATAGAAGTAGATATCTCAAGAACAGAGAAGTTTATTTAAAAAGACAGAAGGAGTATACAGCAGAAAACAAAGACAAAATAAAGGTGAGATCCAAAAAGTACTATGAGAATAATAGAGATATTTTCTTACAGGCAGGTTGGAAAAAGAAAGGTATAAAGACAAAGGAAGGAGCTTATTTTACACTTATAGACTTTAAAAAAGCTATAGAACAGTGTGGTTCTAAATGTCAAATATGCGGTAGTGATGGCTCTAAACATAAGAAAGGTTTAGTAGTAGATCATAATCATATAACAGGTATTTACCGTGGAATACTTTGTGCTTTTTGTAATACAGCCATAGGATATTTACAAGATAATCCGAAAATAATGAAAACTGCAATCAGCTATCTTAATGCTGATGTGGTTAAGATAGCCATGAAATAATGGAAGAAGAAAAAGTATATGTATCATTGGTAGCAACTCCCCTGAAAGATGGGGAGGCTGCTACTATATTAGATGAAGAAAAATATCATACTCTAACAAGAATGTTTAAGAGTAAGGATGAGACCGATCACAAGATGGGCCAGTTGATTCTTAATACTTGTGACTTAGGTAAATCTATTTACTGGATATGGGAGCTAGCTAGAGCTGGTTACTGTTATCGGATGGTTAATCTAAGAACTAAAGCTGGAAGATACATTAAAGAAAAACTAGAGCTTTATCACTTAGGTGGCAAAAGTCATTTGTCTTTTGCAGAATACTGTAATAGAAGAGGATGGTTAACTCCTGAGATTTATCACAAACTAGAAGATAAAGTAATAGATAGTGTACACAATCAATTCAAAAATACTTTCTATGATGTAGCCTTTAAGGTTAAAGATAAGTATCAGCATTTACCAATAAACAAATCAGAAATAACAGTAAAGTATGAATAAGCCAGTAGGTAGACAAATCATTCGTATTAAGAACTTTGACAAGAGTACGAAAGTGATAGAACATGATCATATAGAAATATATGATAAAAGTCCTCTCAGAGGGCTTGGTAGGAAGTATGTACCAACAGCCGGAGATAGAATCTACATCTATCCAGGTACCAACATTCCTAGATTCAAATTAAAGAGATTTTGTGAGACATATAAAGTAGCTGTAGCAAAAGTTAAGGAAACAGCTACAGTATTCTTCATGGATCCAAAAACAGCTAATGATGAGCGTGCATATTTTGAACAAGATAGTGCTGTTTTAATGATGAATAAACAATATTTTGTTGATTTCATAAAGAAGAGTACAAGAGTAGGTGATGCCAGATATGTTAAGTTGCTTCAAGATTTAGCAGCTTCTCCACAACCTGATATTTACATGGCTGATTATTATGAGTTTGAAAGAACCGGTATTAATAAGTACACATTAAACGCAGTAACAGAAGATGATCTTGAAGAAGATGATGATGGAAATGTAGATCTTACATTAGTGAATACAGAAAGAGTAGATAAGTTATATTTTATTGAAACTAATGAGCAAAGAAATAATTTTGCTTTCTTAGAAGGTAAAGACTTCTATCATCCGGATGCAATGCTAGCCTTGTTAAATGAAGGTAGTGTATTGGATAAGGAGATGTATGATGGAATCATGAACTTGTTTAACAGTAAGGATATGAATGATCATAAAGTAGCTATGGAAGCTATGGCTAATTGTGATTATCAAAAGTCTGCAGTGTATCTTCTAATGACCTTTTACCATCATCAAAACCAGATTTATAACTGTGATACAAGAAACCATGTAAACTTTAAGAGTTTCTTGAACTTCTTTGATCTTAATGCTACTCGTGGTATACATATTGATGATATTATAGAAAGATTAAAAGACAAGAAATTACTTACAAGAAGCAATCTTAATATAGTAATGGCAAAAGCTAAAGAACTATTAGATGAGAGCGCAACCAATGTAAGTACATATTTTGTACCAACAGGTATAGCACCAATAGAAGAGATTATAAAAGAAGTAGAAGAAACAGATAGTTTACAGACTCCTGCAATCCCGGTGGCTGATCCTATGACGGAGACACAAATAACAGATCTATGACAGAAACAGTAAAATCACCGCAAGAGCTAGAGAAAGAGTTTTATAGCAAGCCTTTGTACTTAAGTTATTCAGGCTTGAATAAAATAATATTCTCACCTAAGCTCTATTATAAACATTACATCCTTCAACAGAGGGAAGAAAAACTGGATAGCTATCTTATAGATGGAAAAGTTATTCACAATTTGTTGCTTGATGATGGTAGTTTTGAAAAAAATTTCATACTTTTGCCATCCAATCTACCCACAGGCAACTCAAGACTAGTTATTGATAAAATATTTGAAAAACATAAGGAGCATGTTCTTAGTTCTTTTGGAACAATAGGTACTCTGGATGATTTTGGTAAAGATATTTTAGAGATACTTAAACAGATCAACTTACACCAATCTCTTAAAACAGATGCACAGAGATTTGCAAAAATTATAACAGAGGAAAATATCAGTTACTTTGAGTTCTTAAAGCTAAAAGGTAGTAAAGACCTAATAGATAGCGAGACACTACAAAGATGTAATGAAGCAGTAGATGTACTTAAGAATGACAGTAAAGTAACTGATCTTCTTGGGACATACCGATCAGAGATGGAAAACACTAAAATATACAATGAACTAGAGCTGTCTCTAGAGAGTAGTGTATTAGGTAGAGCTTTCGGACTGAAAGGTATTATAGATAATATTAAGGTAGATTATGATAACAAAACCGTTTACATCAATGACCTTAAGACTACTGGTAAAACCATCTCAGACTTCAAAGAAACTATTGAGTACTATAACTACAATCTTCAGGCAGCAATTTATCATAAGCTTGTTAAAAACATGCTAAAGGATATAATGAATGCTGATTGGAATATAGTTTTTAACTTTATAGTAGTAGACAAGTATACACAAGTTTACCCTTTTGAAGTAAGTAAAGTTACAATGGCTATTTGGCTTGATATTTTAAATAAAAAGTTAGATGAAGCAGAGTGGCACTATAAAAACAATAAGTATAATTTACCTTACGAGTTTGAGACAGGCCAAGTAATTTTATAATAACTATGGCAATAACATCTCTGTACAAAGACTATTTTCAAAAAAGCAGGATATTCCTCTATCCAATCCTAGAGATAAAAAGAGGAGCAAGTGTTACACCTATAGAGACTTATGTGGAATGGAGCGGCCATTATTCAAGACATGATATGAAACTGATATGTTTATATCATCTCCGAGATGATGTTGAGTTCTTACAATTTGAGAAAGAAAAACTATACAAGAATAAACTCTTTTATGATTTTAAACAAGTAGAAGATAATAAAGGCGTATATGTATTTGATTTCTCTTCATATGGCAGCGACTGGAAGAAAATCATTGAAAGTAAATATTCTGAATTAAGTGGAGGATATAAGAAGAAAATTGAAGCCTTTTATGGCAAAAGAGATTCTAACTATGCTTATATAGAAAGCTTTTTGTATCCGGAAAAATACTATTCAATGTATGCTGAAATGATACAAGTAAAAGAATCTTTGCTAAGGGAAGTAAAAGAACTTTGTTCTAAATTAGATCTAAAGCAAGAAACTTTAACTGTAAGCATAAAAGATTTGCCTATGAATGCAAAAAGTAGTAATTTGTAACCCTAAAAAAGAAATATGAGTGATTTAAAATCAATGTTACTGGTGACTGTGCCTTTCTCACCAGAGACTAGCGAAAAAAGCTTCAGGTTAATACCTGCTAAGGCAGATTGTCCATACATAGATGTAATCTATTGGAGGGATAAAAAAGTACTAGAAGTTGTTACAGCATTCAAAAAGAATGAATACAACATGTTTGTCAAATTAGATGACAATGGTGATCCGGAAAAAAGAAAAAATCCGGGCCAAGATGAGAACGGGAACCCTAAGGTTCACAAACAAGAAAGAAGAATGACAGAAGTCATGATGAACTATTACATTATAGAGCAAGTAGAAATTATGGCATTTATTGAAACTTTTGCTATCAACTCTAAAACAGTTGATTACATGAGTATGTTAGCTGATAAAGGAGCAGTCCTTGAAGCACCAAAACCTACCATCATAATGCCAGCATAAATCTCAAAAACAAAAACCAAAGACACATAAGGGGTAGAGAAATCTACCCTTTTCGTGTCTAAAATATATAGGGGGAACAGCTAAACTGAACAAAAACTATCATGAGCAAGAATCATTGTTTGATTATTAAACTATTATCTTTATATTTGTAGATATAATCTAATAATCATGAAACAACTATGTACAAAATGTAATATTGAGCAAGATATTACAAACTTTAGAAAAGATCAACACAATTCTACAGGACATGCCTCACAATGTAATACTTGTAATAAAGAAAATCAAAGAAAGTATTATAAAAATAACCCAGAAAAAGTTAAGACTTATGCTAAAGAATACTATAAAGCTAATTCTTCTAGAATTTTAGCTTTAAGAAAAGCTAGAAAAAACAAGAAACCTACTAAGGCTTTGTATAAAACAACAGATGATCAAAGATCTAAACAATCTGAATATTATTATAACAGAGAAGGTTGGAAAAAGCAAAAGGAAAAAGTTTGGTTAAGCAGAGGTATCAAAAACTTTACATATGAACAGTTTGAAAAAATGAGAGAAGCTCAAAATAATAGATGTTATATCTGTAATAGTGGGCCAGCTAATAATCAAAGTTTACATGTAGATCATGATCATATTACTGGTAAGGTTAGAAAGCTTCTTTGTAATAATTGTAACAATGGTATAGGTAAGCTTAAAGATAGTATTGAGATATTGAATAAAGCAATTAAATATTTGAAGGAGCATGGGTAAAGTAACAAATTGGGTAATGGATTACGAGACTCTTGTAGACTGCACCGTATTGGTAGCGGAGCACTATACAGGGACTGAAGTTAAGACATTCTCTATAAGCCGGCTGAGTAATCAGTTCGCAGAGCTTATAGAATTCCTTGAGCAATGCAAAAAGCAAGGAGAATGGCATATCTCATTTAATGGACTGGGATTTGATTCTCAGATATCAGAACACATCTTAAGAGCTAAGTCTTATCTGCGGGGATTAACTGGAGGAGAAATAGCAAACTGGATCTATACCCGGGCCCAAAAGATCATAGAGGGTCAAGATCAAAACCGGTTTGCAGAGTTCTCTGAAAAGGATCTCAGCATAAGGCAAATAGATGTCTTCAAACTTAATCACTGGGACAATGCAGCCAAAAGATCCGGCTTAAAGTGGATACAATATTCTATGGACTGGCCAAACCTACTGGATATGCCTATAGAGCACTATCAATCAATCACTACTCAAGAGCAATTGGATACCATAATTGAGTATTGTAAGAATGATGTAAAGTCCACAAAGCAGATCATGCATCTTAGTAAAGAGCAAATTAACCTAAGAAAAACATTAACAGAAGAATATAAGATCAATCTATTCAGTGCATCAGAACCACGTATATCCAAAGAGCTATTCCTACATTTCTTAAGTGAAGAAACAGGTATCAACAAGTATGAGCTCAGAAGCCTCAGAACAAGACGAGATCTAATCAAGATAGCTGATATAATTCTACCTTATACAAACTTTAAAACTTTAACTTTCCAAAGTTTACTACATAACTTTAAAAGTTTAATTCTGGATGCCCGCAATACTAAAGGAGGGTTCAAATACAATATCACTCATAAGGGTGTGAGAACTGACTTTGGTTTGGGTGGTGTGCATGGTTGTACAGAAAGCGGAGTTTATCAGGCCGGCAATGGAATGATCATCATGTCTTCAGACGTGGTAAGCTATTATCCAAACCTGGCCATTAGGAACAAATGGGCTCCGGCTCATCTACCTAAGGAGGAGTTCTGTAGAAGATATGAATGGTTCTTTGATCAGAGGAAGATCATCCCAAAGAAAGACCCCAAGAACTACGTATACAAGATCATATTAAATAGTACCTTTGGATTAAGCATAGACCAGAACAGTTTCCTATATGATCCTCAATTTGGCATGCAGATTACCATCAACGGGCAGCTAAGCTTGATGATGTTATATGAGATGCTAAGTGAAGGTATCCCGGGCTCTGTCCCGTTAATGCAAAATACAGACGGTCTAGAGATGATGATACCTGAGGAATATCAGGAAAAGTACATGGAAATCTGTAAAGAATGGGAAAAGATGACACAACTCAGTCTAGAACATGACACATATCAGAAAATGGTCATAGGGGATGTTAGTATTTGGCATCCAGAAACCTTGAGAATTGCTGGAAACCTAAAGCTTAATAAGCCATGGCAATCAGCAGCCGAGCCTAGAAATAGGAAGGTTCAGAGACTATCGAAACTACAGCTATGTTAAGCTGGAAAGGAGTAGAGTACATCTGTAAAAAGATGGAAGCACAAGGTAGTTATTACTCGTATTTGCTTATAACAATTATATTGCTTATATTTGCAGTATGAAAGCACTTACAGAACATAAAATATCAGGTATCTATGCTATAAGAAATAGAATAGATGGTAAAATGTATATTGGAAAAGCATACGATATACATAGAAGAATCATTGAGCATGTACATAAATTAACCAAAAAAGATAAGAATGAGAACCCATACTTAACAAATGCTTGGCATAAGTATGGAAAATTAAATTTTGAATATTTTGTGGTTGAAGCTTGTGCAGGGGAGGAAGAAGTTGCTAAAAGAGAATTATACTGGATGAAGGTGTTTGATACACTAAATCATCAAAAAGGATATAATCTGAGAAGTGATTCAGACTCTAAAATGATTGTTCATGAACTAACAAGAAAAAAGATTTCAGAGAGACTTAAAAAGGAATGGAAAGATGGAATAAGAGCTGAACACTCTTTGAAGCTTTCTAAAAATTGGAAAAGTACTCCAGAAAGAAAGAGGCAACAAGCAAAACTTATGACCGGCATTTTAACTAAGTGGTGCTATAAAGTAAATGATGAGATATTATCTTATCAAGAACTTGTAGAAAAAGGTTACAAGAATGTAATAGCAACTTTTCATAAAAAGAAATCAAATATTGTAAAGTTTAAAGGACAACTGATAGAAAGAGTAATGATTAATGATATAGTCCGATCCTCATAGAAATGTGAGAAAAATAAAAGCAACAGCTACATTGCAATCAACACTGCCGGCAAAGCTAAATGTAAAGGTAGATTTGAATATGAGAATCTGGCCTTACATAAAAACAAGTCTCACCTGATCATACCTAAAGCACTCTATGCTTACTTCATAGAAGACAAGCTACCAGAGCAGTTCCTGCAAGAAAACAGGAATATCTTTGATTACTGCGCCGGGGTAAAGATCAAAGGAGACTGGGAATTCCAGCAGTTATGTGTAATAAATGGTGAGATAACCAGACAGAGCCTACAGAAGACTCTGAGATATTACATCTCTAAGAAGGGGTGTAAGATCTATAAAGTAAACAAGTCAGATAAAAGAGAGATTCAACTCGAGTCCGGGAAATGGATGCAACAGCTATTCAATCTCTACGAAGAGAAGCCTTGGGCAGAATATGAAGTTGATGAAAGCTATTATCTAGACAAGATCTACAGGGAGATAAACAATATCATTCCAAAGAAAACACAATTAACACTATTTTAAAATGGCAAAAAGAGCAGTAATAACAACTAAAGAATTCTTAAAAGCGGCAGCATTGCCTACTTATGAGGGAGATACTTATACAGTAATCCCTCATGAATTCGTGATCAATGAAACACTGAAGAACCTTGCAGCTAAAGGCTTCAGTATAAAGCATGAGCTTTACAGATGTAATGAGAATGCAAACATTGCTCAAGGGATATATCATCTTGATTACTCTAATGACCCGGACATGGGAATGATGTTTGCTTGGAGTAACTCATATGATAAATCTATGAGATTCAAATGCGCTACTGGAGGATATGTCTTCATATGCTCTAACGGTGTTGTAAGAGGAGACATGGGTTCATGGGGTAGAAAGCATACCGGATCAGCAGATCAGGAGACAATTGATACAATCCAAGACCAGATCGGAAAAGCAAAGCAATACTATCGCCAACTTGTATATGATAAAGAAACTATGAAAGATATCATGGTATCAGATAAAGCAAGTGCAGAATTGATAGGGCGCCTATACTTTAAAGAAAACTTACTCAACACAGAACAATTAAGCATCATAAAACAACAATTACGCACACCTGCACATGACTACAATGCAGACAAGAAAAGCTTGTGGAGCTTGTATAATCACATCACATACAGCTTACGCGCAGCACATCCTAAAAACTGGTTGGATCATCAAAGACTCGTACATTGGTTCTTCACGCAAGAGTACGGAATCCAACTATTAGACATCCAAGAAGATGAACCTAATGAGGTTACAGAGGTTATACCAGAAACAATTGTAATCACAGAATCAATCCAAGTTATAAATGAGAGCACTATGCCTCAACCACAACATGGAGAACAACTAGACTTATTGGATGCTATAAATCAAGCAGAAAATAGTGAAGATAATTTAAACCACTTATAAAATGAATGAACAGGCTATACTCAAAGAGCACAAGCTCAATGATGGCCACACACTACAGATCTTCCAGGATACTATGAGCGAAAGCCCTAGGTCCTGGGATAATCTGGGAACAATGGCAATCTTCCACAAAAGATATAATTTTGGGGATGAAGTGAACTTCTCATCAGAGGATTTCAACAATTGGGCAGAAATGGAAGAGTACATTAACACAAAACTTAAAGCTACTGTATGCATACCTATTTATATGTATGACCACAGTGGTATCACAATCAACACACAAGGATTCGCTTGTCCTTGGGACTCAGGGCAGGTAGGATTTATATATGTTACTGATGAGAAAATGATAGAAAACTATGGAGAAAATTACAATAAAGAACACATAGCAAGAGCAAATAAAGTTCTTATGTCAGAAGTAGAAACTATGGATCAATATATTCGAGGTGATGTATATGGATTCTATCTACTTAAAGATGGAGTCATTATAGACTCATGCTGTGGTTTTTATGGAGAAGACATCTCTAAAAATGGTATGCTAGATCATCTTCCTACAGAATTAATATCAGAATAATTATAAAAAATAAAACATGAAAATAGATCCAGATAGTATAGTAAGCTTTAGCTACGGAAAAGAAAAAAAAGAATTATACAATCAAGCTCAATTCTTTGTTGGCTATTATACAGCCAAGTTAAGATTATTGAGAGCTGAAAATGATGATCTTTACATTACAAAACAACAATCTGCACAAGAAATGTTTTTTAAAGATATGATATCATCATCAATGATCTTTTTAAACTACTTAAAAGATGAACCATTAATTGAAAATTATGAAAAAACTATTGGAACAAGTAGCATTCTTCCACAAGAAGTTTCTACAACAGGACTCACAGACACCGTCTCTAGTAGACGAGAACACCTTCCTTCTTCGACACAGGTTAATGGAAGAAGAGAACACGGAATATCTTGAAGCTTGTAAAAAAGGAGATATTGTTGAAATAGCAGATGCCTTAGGAGACCAGCTTTATATTCTTTGTGGTACAATACTTAAACATGGTCTTCAAGATAAGATTGAAGCTGTCTTTGAGGAGATTCAATGGAGTAATATGAGTAAATTAGATAAGGACGGAAAACCCATCTTCAGAGAGGATGGTAAAATTTTAAAGAGTGATCAATATTCTAAACCGAATATTAAAAGAGTTCTTGACAAGTAAATTATAGGGGCATCCGCAAGGGTGTCCCTATTTTTTTTTTACTGACGGCTCTGAGCTTCAAAAGATTCTAATCCCTTAACTGGAGATACTTGACTACCTGAGAAACCTATCATACTAAAGAAATGATTCCATATTTTAGCTTCTCCTTCCTTTTGCCAAGAGTATGGTCCAGTGTCACGCTTATAGTACAGATCTTCATTATCCCCAGGCATAGCATGTTGAGCAATATCCGTTAATAATCTAGCCCCTGAAGTAATAGTAGGTCCAAAAGCTATAGATGTTGAACTTGTAAAATCAATGTAATTATTTAATCCTAAACCTGGTAGAGGAATAAAACTTTGATTCTCAGCCTGAGTTTTAAGTAGTAAAGTTAAAGCATGGTTAGATAACCAACCATCTAGTTTAAAATCATCTTCTCCTAATGCACCAGACTTAGCTCTTAACTTTTCAAATCTGTCTTCATCATCATCATCCCAGCCAAATAACATAGCCGCAATAGCTGAAATAGCAACAATTTGAATAACATCTACAAGAGTTTTAAACAATGCTCTTCTTTCACTAGGTGCTAGTTGTCCTGCATGCAGGCCTAAACTCATTATAATTTTACCCAATGATTGTAAAGCTTCTATATAATAGCCGGTTCTTACTGTTTCAAGAGCAAAGTTAGCTCTCTCAGAACCAAACCTATTCATAAACATTGCTGTAAAGTATCTTCTCATGAAAGCAAAGAGTCTATACGCAAAGAACATTTGAGCCTGAGGCTGTTCAAACTTAGCAAAAGCACCATTCAGATCTTTAAATTTCTCATGAACAGCATTCTGAAACTTCTTAAACTCTTTACCTAAAGTGGTAGTTCCATCTTCATTGTAGGTAATACCATAATCAGGATGTATACCTTTTTTAAGGGTCATTTTTCCTTCTTTTAGTTCCCAAGCATCAGCATAAGATATATTAGTTTGATTACCGTTCTCATCTTTTACTTTATGATGATACATCATAGAATAAAACAACTGTAAACCACCTTCCATCTCCATAAACTTTCTAGGACTATATACCCAACTTACACTAGCTAAATCTTTTTGAAATGTTCTAGAAGGATCCTTACCTATAACTTCTTCTCCTTTACCTTGAATAGGGTCAAATCTTATAATCATTTGAGTATCTATAGTATTATAAGTACCTCCCCAGATTCTTGTAGTCCACTCTGCCATAGCAGTTTTACTTCTGAGTTTCCCTTTAGCCATAGAACCAAAGTCAAAATATTCACCGGCCACAGCTTCCACATTCATCTGCCAAAGCATACCCCAATAGTTCTTGATCGCGGATGGAAGATTTAAGGCAAAGTAATTCATAGATGCTCCACCGGTAATAGCACTTGTAACTTTGTTAAGCCAATCTAAGTGTTTTTCAGAATACATTCTACCTTTAAATTCTCTTTCAAAGAAAGCTTTGAAAGCAGCAGATCTTACTGATTTGTCTTTTCCAGTAGTAAGATTTCTAGCAGCATTAGAAATATTAGATAAGTTACTTTTAATACCATTTATTTTAGCTATACCACCATCTACATCATCTAAAGTCTGCATAACAGCCTGAGCTAAAGGAGATATCTTATTAAACAGTTTTTGTTTCTCAGTCTGTAACATATACAAGTTTAATCCTGCTATAACATCGTAAGATGTTCTATCTATAGGAAGATCTTGTATACCTCTTATTGGTATTTGATCTAGAACAGGATTAATAACACCATCTTCCAACATAGTAAATTCTTGATGTTCCTTCTCTACTTCAGGATTAACAAATTCCTCAGCTACATCTTCAGGTTGAGCGGAAGCGATATTGGCTTCTTCTACAGATGCCCCACCTAAAGTAGCTCTTATACCAGCTGTGATGCTTTTTAATCTATCTGTCCATCTAGTAAAGAGTATACCTCTCTGAGATTTTTCAAGTACAGAACTTATAGGATACCTAGGGAGATCCATATATAATTTTTGATCTCTATCTAGACCCAATTGATTACTTAAGTGATATTCTTTAGTAGTATCTAAAAGCTGTTTATAAGTAGGATCTTTTATGGCAGCATAGTATTGGTGATTGATATAAGGACTGTCAGCTATTTCAGCTTCTCTACCTTGTTCAATAAACTGTTCTTTATTTAAAGGAAGGTACTCATTACGGTTTGTAATAACAGTGCCTATCTTAGATTGTCTATCAGCTTCATCCTTTATTGTTTTGTAACTATCTTTTACCTTAGTAAAGTAGTACTTAGAGTTAGGCTTTCTATTAATATTTATTGTAGTATTACCTATCTTAACAGGAGTTTGAATATAATATTGACTGCCTTCTATTTCAGGAACACTCCAGGCATAAAGTCTTTCATAAATAATCTTCTTCTTTCCTGTAGAGCTAAGAGTTTCTTTCTTTATATGATTAGCATCAAACCACTTAGCAAACTCAGGATACTGTTTTTTATACTTCTCTATTTTCTCAATACCATCTTTACCAGTAAGAAACTTATTTGCTGTTTCTTCAGTTAAACTTGGTCCATTTACTGCAGCTAAATAAGGATTGATTTCTTCAAGATAATAGCTAGTAGGTACATTAAATTTAATAGATGTTAATTTATCTATAGCATCATTAAACTTAGCTTTTAACTCAGGATTCTTAGAGAAGAATTCAACATCAGCTTTCTTTTGTATTTTATCTATTTGTTCTTGAATAGATTTTAACTCAGCCATCCTTTTATCTTTGCTTAGTCCCATTTCACTAGGATTAGGCTGACCATACTCATCTTTAAATCCGGTTAGTATATCACTTCTTCTTTTATAAAGTTCATCAGTTCTATACTCCTCAGGTAGCAATTTAGATAACTCTCCTAATTCAGTATATATTTTATCTATTTCTTCATAATAAGTATCACTATAAGCAACTGTTGTATTCTGGTTAATCCATTCATCAATAGCTTTTTTAAACTCTGGGCTAGGATTACCTTCTTCATCATAATACTTATCTATTTTATATTCTTCTTTGATTTTGGCACTTTTTTCAGCCATACCCATAAAGCCATCAAGAGATCTTTGAAAGGCTCCTTTCTTCTCTTCTGAGGTATAAAACCTCTTCATTCTTACTCTGTGGTTCTGTAAGGCAACTGCTATTTTTCTACCAGCCTCATCTTTTAAACTACCATCCTCATTATAAATAGAGTATAATCTTTGCTTTTTTTTATATAGAGTATCTAACTCACTGTTATTCATAAAGAAATCAATATCATCTTTATGCTCATTCCTGAATTCTGCTATTTTTTTATTTACTTCTTCAAGAGCTTTAGATGCATCTTCATTGTCTTTAATTAGTTGAGTTCTGGCTTCATAAAACTCTCTCTTATACTTTCTATTAAAGAAATTATTAAGATGTTCTTCTTTAGCTATTATAGCTTTTTTTAAAGCATCTTTATTACCTTCTTTTTCTGCTTTATTAATAGCATCATCAAATTCAGCTAAACCATATCTCCAGTCTTTAACAGCAGACATAAATGTAAGAACCTTTTGAGAATCTAAAGTACCATCTTCTCTTCTCATAGGTTTAAGATCTACCATTAAAAATGGTTCCCAATCTCTCTTATGATCTACATTAGTCATGCCTCTTCTTGCCATAAGAGGTTTTATTTTTTCAGTAAACTTGGTAGATTTTGTAATAGCTGTATTAAGAATATCTTGGGTATGTCCTTTTATAAATAAGGCAAAACTTGCAATAACAGGATCCGGATTTGTGGTATAAGACTCAAACATAGAAGACCAGAAGTTAGCATCTCCTAATTGTCCTCTGAAAAGCTGATTTACTTTATCTTTTGTAAAGTTGTACTTCTCTCTTTTCTCTTCTAACTCTTTTATCTGTCTATCTCTTTTAGCTGAATAAGCTTGTTTTTTTAAATCAGCTATTTGGTCATCATAATACTTTCTTTGTTTAGTACTAAAGTCTCCTAATAACACAGCAATATGTTCAGTAGCTACATTATTATTAAGCTTTTTTGCTATAGCTGCACCATCTTCTATTTTAGAATCAAGTCTAGCAAGAAATCCATAGATTGTACTTTCTTCTGCAACACCCATCTCTTTAAGATTTCTGCGGGTTGTTTCTACAAAATTACCCCAGCTTTGCAGAAGATAGTTGTAGTGAGCAACCTTTTCAGCAAGCTCTTCTACAGATAATTTTTGTCTTTCAAGGCCATTTAAGAACTCAAGGATCTTATCTAAGGTTTTATTAAGAGTTAATAAAGAGCTAACCAAAGCTTTGGCTCTAAAACTATTATCTAGATAGTCATATACATCAGCATTTTCTTTTCTAAAATACTTAAGCCTTTCAGCAATATCTCTTAAGAATCGTCCAGACTCATCTGATAAACTCTGTCTAATATCATTATAGATATTATCTTTTATCTCACTCAATTGTTTACTATTAGTCCTAATAAAGTTTTGTATAACATTATTAAGAATAGCTAATGATTGATCATTATTTACAGCAGTTGTGATTTCATCAACACCTTTTTGAATCTCTTGATTATATTTTGCTACATCTGAGCTGGTTATACCTTCTGTAGTAAATTTCTTTCCTGCATTCTCAACAAGGGTTCCAAACTCTTCTAAAGTAGTATTAGTACTTATAGAAGTTTGTTTTATTCCTTGTATCTTTGATCTTATACTTTCTCTAGCATGTGCAACAATAGCTGTTATAGCTTCCTTAAATAAAGGATCTATCGTTTCAGCTCCTGCTTGAGATAACTTAGCTAACTTTTTAAGATTAGCATCTTCTCTCAAAGCTTCTTGTATAACAAGTTCTTGAAAGTATTCATTATCATAAGAAGCATCCGGGTTATTTTGCTTGGCTCTTTCAACAAGCATTGGACCTATACTACTATTTATGATCTTATTATATTGAATATTAAAGATATTTTTCTTAGATCTTCTTAGACTTGTAATAAAAGGTATCATTAAGTCTGCTAACTCTGTAGTAGAAGATAAATTTTCTGGTATATAGATAAGTTTGTTTAGTAATAAAACTAGAGGTTGACCATTATAGCCTACATATTTACCGGCTAATTCAGTCTTTGCTTCCTCAGCACTCATCATTTTAAAGTCAATACCTGTAGATATAGAGGCTTGAGCAAGGGTATTTAAAATTTCTGTATTTCTTATTTTGTTAATAAGATCTACAGGATCTATCTTAACAAAATCTGCACCTTGTGGTACTTTTTCAAGTTCCTCAATAGGTGTATCTTTATACTTTTCTTGCTCTTGTTTCTCTAGTATTTCCTGAACATCAGCCTCAAATTTATCATAATAGTCTTGAGTTTTTAACCAGGTAAGATAAGCCGGATCTTTAAACATATCAGCTCTAGCAACATTGATCATGTCACTTACTCGGGTTGCTCTATTAAACTTAGCTCTTAAACCTGCAGGAATATAAGTCTCAAGGAGCTTAGCCGCATCTTTTGGTCTTTGATTAGTATAAAAGTAAAAAGCTCCCTTTATAGGAGGTAGAAGATCTCCAGTAGAAGACTCCATCCATAATTTCCAAGTGTTATTTTCACCTAATACTTTTTCTGATTCTACCCAGTCAGGGTTAGTTTTAAGAGGACATGAATCTTTCATTTTAACATTCTAGTTTTTTATTATCAACATCTTCTTGATTTATAACAGGTTGGTTGTTTAATAGATCTAACATATTAGGAAGTAAAGGCCCTATTTTAACACCAAACTTGTCATGTATCTGTCTAGACAAATATAATGAAATTTCATTAATATCTTCAGGTTCTGTCATCTCATCAAACTCTATCTCAGCCAGGATAGGATTACCTACTCTGGCTAAGATTTCTTTA